GTGTTGACCAATACATCCACAGTTAGTACCAACTTGTCTAACAGAAAAAGTAAATGGCGGACCAACAAATTGAATTACATAAGCTGCAAGATCAGTTGCTACAAAGATATAATCTTTACCTTGTATAGCTGCTCTAATCTGATTACCGGTATCCAATCTAAAAGTCCCTGCAGTATTAGTCGCTGTAGGTGCATATGTATTTAAATCTTCTTGGTTTGAAAATCTTACAAACATAGGGTCTTGTGTTGTAGGATCACCTATAGTTGTTTCTGTACCTAAATGAAATAAGTGTCTATCTCTATCTGATACAATAGAAATTCTTGTAGCCGTTGGATTGTTTGTTGTGTTAAAATTAGTTGTTGACTGTGAAGCTCTTATACCTCTAGGTCCTGATGCTCCAGCGTTCCAAGTAAAAGTTTTACCATTAAATATAGTTGCAACAAGAACTTCACCAAAGTTATCAAGGCTCCAGTTGCCTGGATCCAGAATCACGTTACTTATTGTTCTTTCAGTTCCCCAAGTAGAATCTCCCCATAAATAAGTTCCCCAACCATAACCTGCAGTTTGAAAAGTAGGACCTACTTCAATATAAGGATTAACAGTTGCAGCACCTGCTGCAGTCATACCGGTTCCTCCTTCAGCACGTGATGCTTGTATTGTAAACTTGTCTACATTAGGAACAGTTAATATTTCATAAACTTGTTGTAATTCAACTGGCGTATAATCTGAAGCAGCTGTTACTGTAACAGCTGAAAGGGTTACATATCTTCCTTTAGCCAAACCATGAGATCCTTTATTTATAGTTACAGTATTTGAACCATTAACAGTTGTTATAGTGCATCCTGTAATAGCTGTATCTAATGGTGTAATATCAAAAAAATCATTACCGTAGTATAAAAACAAACCTTGTGATGTTCCTATAGCTGTATATTTTTCACCAGCAAAAGAAGTAAAAGCATGTTGTCTTCTAGCTGCTCCAGGTAATGTTTTAGATGCAGCTGTAAGTTGATTCCAACCACCTATTTTTTCAGGTAATCCATACCTAAATCTAACAAAATCACCATCTGTCCATTGCCCTTCAGCACCAGATTCTGTGTCTTGTTTGTTAAAGCCAGGCTTGAAATTTAATTTTTGTAGCATATAATGCCTTATATATTAAAAATATAGAGAATGAAAGATACAATATAATGACTTATAACCACAAAATATCTGATTTAAAATACAGAATTAATGGTTTAATTCCTAAAAATATATGTCAAAAATTAATAGAAACTTTTGAAAAATATCCTGAATTAACAGGAATAGAAAAAAGCTATAAATATAAAGATAAAAAAATTAAAGAAGACAACTTTAAATGTTTAAATTTATCTAAAATTAATAATCCAAATAAGGATATACAAGAAGCTTTAAAAATAGCTCAAATGTATTTATCTATAGTTATATCTAATTATGTAATATATATTCAAAAAAATATATGTCCTACTTTTGATAAAATTTTTATTAGTAAAACAAATAATATTCGTATTATAAAATATAACGTAGGAGAATGTATTGAAGATCATACAGACATAGGAGATGGAATAAGAGCCTCCTGTACTTTAAATTTAAATGAAGACTATAAAGGAGGAGAGTTTAGATTTTTTAATGGTCAAATTAAAGAATCTTTTAAAACAGGAGATGCTATATTATTTCCTGCAGAATTAATATGGATTCATGGAACTGAACCCATAACAAAAGGTTCACGTTATTCAATTAACTGTTTTTTACAATAATGAAATTAACATATTCAATACCAAATAAGTTATACTACATTCAAAATTTTTTAGATTATCCTACATATAAAAAATTACATTATGATGTATTTAAAAGTAAATTAGTAAATTTAAAATCTACAGAAAAAAAATGGCAAAATCTTTTAACACATGGTCACAAAAATTTTGTTAAACATACAGAATTAGATGTAAAATACAAACCTCTTCAAAAAATTAAAATATTATTAGAAAATAATCAGTTTTGTAAAATAAAATTTAAAAATCATTTACCCGTACTTCACTCTATGAAAGATGGTTCTGGTATAAATTGGCATGACGATTACAACTATAAATATGGAATTACATATTATATTAATCGTAGATGGAATAATAAATTTGGAGGTGAATTTTTATTCACAGATAAAAACGTTAATGGTTTTATTCCTTTAGTAGGAAATTCATTAGTTATAGTTAAATCTCCTTTACACCATAAAGTAGTTTCGGTTTTAAAACCATTAGTACCTAGAAAAACAATTCAAATGTTTATACAATAAAAATAATATGAATGAAAAAACAGTTAATATAACTAATTTTATTGGTGTGTATGATAATTATATTACACCTGAAGAATGTAACAAAGCTATTAAATTATATGAAGATCAAAATAAATTTAATAATACAATTAATAGAATAGGTTTTGAAAAGGCATCTATATTACATAAACAAGACCAACAATTTTTTGCAGCACCTAATAATATTGATGTTTGGTGGGAATCTTTAAAACCTATGATGGTTAATTTTGATATAGCCTGGAATCATTATGTTCAAAACACTGGAGCAAGTGATGCTTATGGAGTTCCTTTTCATTTTACAGATTTAAAAATTCAAAAAACTCTTCCTACAGAAGGTTATCATGTTTGGCATATAGAACATGGAAAAGGTTATAAAAATGAATGTAGAGCTTTTGTTTTTTCTATATATTTAAATGATGTTGAAGAAGGTGGAGAAACAGAATTTTTACATTTTTCAAAAAGAGTAAAACCTAAAACAGGTAGAATAGTTATTTGGCCTGCAGCTTTTCCTTATGTTCATAGAGGTAATCCACCTTTATCTAATGAAAAATATATTTTAACTTCTTGGATGTTATTAAGACCGTAATGGACCATTTAGAAGCAATTATTGAATTAAAAAAAATAATACAACCTAATTTTATAAAAAAAATAATACCTTTAATAAATAAAAAAGCTAAAAAAAAATTAACTGTTGTAAAACGTTTAAATACAAACATAAGAAACGTAATAAATACAAACATAAGAAACGTAAGAGGTTATAGCTTAACTTTTGACACTCCTACAGATATATTTTATTTTAATTATATTAAACAAGAAATAGAAAGACTTTATGTTTATTATAAAATAAAATTTCCTAAAATGGCAACTGTTAAAATAAATCAAATTGATTTATTAAAATATAACCCTGGAGGAAAATACGAATTACATATAGATCAATATACAAGCACTCCAAGACATTTAAGTATTATTATAAATCTAAATAATAATTATGAGGGAGGTGATTTAATTTTCACTGATCAAAAAGAAAAAGAAATTAAGAGATTGAAATTAGAGGAAGGATCTATTGTATTTTTTCCAAGTAATTTTATGTATCCACACAAAATTGAACCTATTACGAAAGGAACAAGGTATAGTATAGTTGCATGGCTACAGTAGATAATAAATTAATTAAAAATTTTTTTAATAAAGAAGAATTAAATATTCTAGATAAATATTGTTATAATAAGATAGATCAAGATAAAAATTACCAAATAGATGAACAATCTTTTTCGCCTGCGTGGTACAATGATCCATTGATGAATTCTTTATTAGATACAAAATTAAAAACCGTTGAAAAAAAATTTAATTTAAAATTATTTCCAACATATGCTTATTGGAGATATTATGTATTTGGTGCCACTCTAGCTAGACACACTGATAGACCTTCATGTGAAATATCTGTTACAGCCTGTATTAAAAAATATGATAATTGGCCTATTGTAATTGAAGGAACATCATTTGAATTAGAAGAAGGAGACGCAGTTTTATATAATGGTTGTAATCAAAAGCATTGGAGACCAGGTGTATATAAAGGTAAAGGAATGGCTCAAGTATTTTTACATTACATAAATCAAAACGGACCTAATAAAGATCACGCATATGATCAAATATTTAAAAATTTATAGCTAATTATGAAGAGTAAGAAGTAGGTCTTGGACCTTTTACAGACTCATCTACATCTGAATCTTGGTCCCAAAGAGTTTGTAGATTTAATAAA